TAAAGCGCGCCCCCGGAGCTTAAGCTGCTTTTCCCATTCCCGCGGGGCACTTCGATATACACACGCCTGAACCGCCGACCGCCATCCGCAGTGCGACGCCATCCGAAAACCGTCGTGAGAATCCAGATCTGCCAAGGCTCGAGTCTGATTTTCTGTCCGGCAAGCTGTCCTTTGGTGTGCGGAAGGAGCTCAATAAACTTACAGACCTTCGCCGCCTCATCTGGGTCGAAGTAAAACCTCGAGCTCTTGCCGCTGAACCGCTTCTGGTCCTCAATCTGACGCTTAACAGCCTTCCTGACCCACTCACAGGCCGGAATTTCTCCTCGCTCTACTCGCTCACCGTACATGCCGGCAATAGCAACATAGTCACGAGAAGTCATCAAAATCGTTGTCCTTACTTTCCTGCTGCGGAACCGTTACGCGCGCGCGAGAAACCGGAGTGAAACCCAGCTCTTTCTCGATCGCCAGCATCTGACTCTGAATTTTCATCAGCGCTACAAACTGCGGTGACATCTTTCCCGGATCATCAGGGCTTAGAACGCCATCGTGATCGACTGTTTTCTGCAATTTGCGGTATAGTGCATATGAACGGCACCACCGCTCAAGAAGCGCGTGATCAACCGCCGTTAAATGCCCTTTTGGCGAAAACTGAACCGCCATCTCCCAAGCAGCTCGAGCATCTTTTGTGAGCCCCGGAGGTGGTGCTACTGGGAGAACTCCGTTGACCTGCATTACTGCTCGACCCGGCCGTGAATGGACGCCAGTCTTGGCTTTCACTTCGGCGGATTTTTGCGGTCTTGGCATGAGTTTTCGTTTTACTGAATGTCGGGTGTGTGTAAAAACCTTGTAGCGCGGTCTCGGGCCCCTTGGGGTTTTACTTTTAAAACCGGGGGGTTACCCCTCGAAGCCTCTTCGAAACTAGGGTAAACCCTAACATCTTTTTTGTCCCACAGAAACAAATTTCCTTAGGGTCAATTCTGTGTCGCTGAGTGCCCATGGGGTGTTGTTCCACCCAATTCTTTCACGTAACAAAGACGGTTCATATCTGGTTAAAGCTTGGCTTACACCCGGACATGATGAAGTGTTCTTTGATACGTTCAAGGCAAAAGGTTTCGACATCTCTATCCCTGGCACACCCGGAGCACACAAGGACTCAATCCATATTCAGACGGTCATTCGTTCTGAAAAGGAATCCGCATCTGACGTCTGCATTCGATTCAACATCCGACCGAGAACAGATACGGACAAGGTCCTCCTCGTTCTCAAAGGTGGATGGCTGGATCAGCTGAACGCTACCAGACGGCTGCCAAACCCCGGCGTCACTTTCCTGTAGCGTTACCGAAGCCGCCGTCCTCACGAGCGGTCTTTCTGCTGTGGCACTCGTGGCACAACGCCTGAAGGTTATCCCAGTCCCAAAACTTTTCCATATCGCCTTTATGAGGAACGATATGGTCAACGTCTGTGGCGGGGACATAGAGACCACGCTTCCGGCACTCAACACAAAGCGGATTCTCTCGAAGGAAAGCCTCTCGGCGTTTCTTCCATGCGTATCCGTATCCGCGTGAGGAAGCTGAGCCAACACGCTTACGCCGTCGTTCTTCACATTCGGCCTTACGTGTCTGGTCGAGTGCCTCTCCTCTCTCACGATGTCGCGAACAATAACGGTCATCTTTCGAGACCAGTGTCCGGCAACCCGGATAAGCGCATTGATGGAGAAGAGGCATATAAAGAAAAATCCCCGGATCTTTTCAGAACCGAGGATTAAGCATCTTGTTTCTTTATGAGTGGGAGACCACCCATGACTGAAGCGCAATTCATTTCTTTGGGGTGCAGAAACCCCGGCTATTCGCCAGGGGTTTTCACGCGAATACACGCGGCGCGTCAAATTGAATTACGCATTCATTATACCCCCATGAGGTATCACACGCAAACTATTACGATCTAAACCCTTCATGAGATTGAAGATAATCCTCCACCTGCTTCTCTGCTTTATTAATCAGACGTTCATAATCCCGTCTTGGAATTCTGAGTCTTGAACAAATATGCCTGAATGGAAGACGCTTTACCCACTTCAGTCTCAGCATATCTTTCTGGTAAAGAAGACAGGATTGAGCAATCGCCTGGTCAACCTTGAACGCGTCTGCCGGATCCGTCATGCGTGGTCTCTGCGGAGCGTCCGTCAGAATGTCAGGGTTGTTCTCTCGGTAGAGCTGATATAGCGGTGAGGTCTGCGCCGAGAAGAATCTCTCCCCTCTTCCCCACCTTCCCCAGTTATCCAGTCTCAGTTGAATCGCTGATATCGTCACAGTTTGTCGTACCTCCAGCGTCTGATGATGCTCATTGAGTAAGTGGGCTTATCAATCCTTTTTCCCTGAACCACAACCCGTCCGTAAGACTGAACAGCCAGACGATCAATCCGCTCACCATAGAATCGGAATCCGGACCGGAGCTCGAACATGCACCGGACTCCCAGAAGCGGCATAGTGTGGAATCCGCGGATCTCATGCCATTCGTAATCCTTCACGCTTCATTCTCCCCGGTCAGTAGGATCGGCTTCCACCACAACACGAACTCCCTCATACGTGGTGCTGAACTCTTTCCTGACGGTAAGGATCGACACCTTGCTGTCATCCTCCCAAGCCAGCCGATTAAGACTGTCCAGAATGATTTTGGCGACGTTGTCACAGTCTGGCTTGCTGGGGGATATCTCTCCTCGAAGCGCCGCGGCTTTCTTTGCTTTCGTCCAGCTTGAAGGGATCTTAAAGAACACGCCGATATCAACCCGAAAGTTCTGAGCGGTTTCTCCTGAGTATCTCGTTGACCGAATAGCTTTCCGGGCTTTCGCGGTCACCAGTGCCCGATAGATCTGATCCTCTCGCAAAGTGTATGCATGGCCCTGACGGGTAAAGCGTGGACGCGCTGCTCCTCTCGGTTTCCCGGGAACGTGGAAGCTAAAGCTGTAAACCATGAATCTCTCCTTTTTCTTTTTCAGTACTGGTAAAGCAATGGCGCGTGTCCGTTTTCTTTCTCAGAACGTTCTTTCCGGATCCTCGTGAACTCAGCGGTAAGCCTTGAGTGCCCAATGATGAGAGAAGCCCTGAGATCGGCGTATGTGTGGTGCTTAAGCATGGCTTCAAGCCTTGCCCAGATGTAATCGGGTACCCGTGAGTAATCGCAGTAGCGTGACCCGCCAAGGAGCCTGAGTCGGTAGAAGAAGTCCCCGATTTCCTGAAGCGTCTTCGCTTTTGGCGCAGCTATCTCAACCCACGGCCTGCCGGCCCCAGAGAATCGGAGTTCCTTTCTCGCTTTGAGTGCCAGTTCAAAACCGTCCTTAGGGATCCCGACATACTGCGTGATGGTGTGCTGTGGATAGCTTTTCAGCAGCACTTCAAGCCCTGACCACGCTTCTTCCGGAATCCCGAATTGAAGCATGCGATAGCCGGCAGAACGGGATCTGGCGAAGAACCGTCTGAGATCCTCAAGGTCACCGGCAATGAGCCCCGAGAAGTCTCTGGTATCGTCAAAGAGCGTATCTACCGTCTCACCCGGCCAGATTTTTTCAGGAAGATCTTTGTGCCACCGAATAAACTGAGCCTTGGCAAGGTACCTGGGGCTGGGTTCAGGAAGCGGTCCCGTAAGCCTGAACCCGAACTGAGAGCAACCGCCGTGTCCCTTCCCTACCGTCTTCGTGTAGGACTCTCGGTCCATAGGTTTCGTCAGAACTGAGTCCACAAAATCCGCGGAAATCATCAGAACTCCCTCCCCCAGGCAGAACAGAATTCCTCAGGGATTCCGGAGTGCTCACTGACTTCCTTTGGTGTGCCCCAGTGAAGAGCGTTGGCAATCTCTCGCTTGAGGGATTTAGGGTACTGAGGAGGGACGGTTGGCAGATACTGCATCCAGATAATCTGATAGGTTTTTACGTCCCGCATATCCTCAATGTCCTGCTCGAGGAAAGCCTCGATCATCTCTTTCTCGTTCTCGGCGTACAGGATCGGAGCGATATCAAACACGGCGATCCCCCTTAAAGCCAACCCGGCGCTTTTTCGTAAAGAGCTTCTGCCTGGTGGGATCTGGTGGTATCGATCCCGCTGATGGATCGCGGCATGAGTTCCATCAGCTGACGTTCAGGGGAAAGGCAGAACTGGCTACTTCCTCTCTCGTACCAGAGCTTCTGCTTAGCGAGTCGCCCGTTCTTTCTTTGCTTATCGAGAAGAAGAACCGTGTCCGCGTCCTGATCCCAGCCGGCATTTTTGGTCTTCATGTCCTGCGCTTCTTTCTCTTTCTTGTAATTGCGGAAGACAATGACCACGTTGTCCGCCAGATTTGAGATGTCAGCGGATCCGGAGATTGAGTAGCGGTCAGGGAGCTCATTCGCGGTCTGATTGGAATTGAGTTTCCGGAGATGAGCCACCAGGTGGATATGAGCGCTGAATTCCACGGAAATGCGTTTCAGGGTATCCACAACCTTTCGCTGAGACTGGAAAAGCTGATCACTTGACCCACCGCCAGCCAGCATCATCAGGTTATCCACGAAGACGTGGCGGCACTTCTTCTCCCCAGCGGCATAAGCGGCCGCGTCAAAGCAGTGGTTAGGATGGATATCTCCCCGATTCCGGTAGATCCAGAAACGCTTCTCGCACCAGTCAAAGAACTTGGAAACCTTGTCTGCCTCAGTTCTCAGGAGTGAACGGCCGTACGCCATGCGGATCATCTGCATGATCGTTTCTTTCGGATCCATTTCGAAAGAAAGGAGGCAGACCGAGTCTCCGTTCATCATCATGGAAAGAGCGATCTGGGACATGAGAGCGCTTTTGCCGGCACCGTTATTACCCGCCCAGACCGTCAGCTCACCCGGTCTCAGAGAGAAGGTAGGAAGAATCGGACACTTTTCGCCGGCATTCAGGTCAGGGTTCAGGACCTGTTCCATCAGGTCGGTCTGGAAAGACGCTGCGGGAATGATGTCAGGGGACGGATCCCTGTCTGACCAGAAACCCTTCACGTCTTCAGGATTGATATCAAAACTGCTCATAAGTACCGCCTCCTCCGGGGATTCTTCGATAACGTTTGGCGTACCCTTTGACTGTTCCTTCGTGTCCGTACGCCGAGAAGACAACGAAGAGCGGCAATGCCGCCTTGATCTGATCCACGCATGACTGCATCCGAGAGTCCCCAGTGGATCCGATTGAGAAGTTTTTGTTTCCGTCTGGGAAAGCCAGACACTGGACGCACTTTCCCTTGAGGAAAGACCAATCGATGACGCCGAGTCGGTCAGTAGGAAGGACATCGACCACGTCTTTCACGTACGGGAAAGGCGTCGTAGGATCGGAATGGAAGACCACCAGGACAGAAGTCCCGAACTTGTGATCAAGAGCATCGAGTAAGCGCATGGGGTGTCTCCCTACTTGAAGATGTCCTGAGTGGGATCGCTGGCGGGTTGGTTTCTCTTATCGGAGTCTTTAAGCCAATCCGCGCGGAAACTTGCCCAGCTTCTTTCAACGCAGATCTTTAAAACGTCATCA